CAATATTAAACCAACCAAACTTTCTGCAAAACAAATTAAATATAGAATGGGTGCTACCAAAGCACATAAATCAGATTTGATGAAAGAAGAAGTTGAAGTGGACGAAGCGTTGAAGCCTTACGACAAGAATGCTGACTTCAGAGTTGTGAATCGACTCAAGCCAAAGCAAAGAACTGGTAGCCTGAGTCCAGCTGAGAAGAAGCAGCTTGCAAATGCTCAAGCTCGTCTGCGCAATCATGGTGTCACTGAGTCTTTCCGTGATAAGCTTCTTTCAGTAATTGAAAAGAAAGCTCACGGTAAGGTTGACAATAAGCAAGAATACGATGACAATTGGTCTCCATCTGCTAAAAAAATGAAAGCAGATCATAAAGAAGAAATTAAAGCAGATGCGTATCAAGCGGCTGACGATGTAGCAAAGGCTGCTAAAAATGCAAAGGTTGCTCCGAAGCGTTCGAACGATCATACTGACGGAGACAAAAATATTATTAATCCACCTGAAGACGTAACTAAAAAGGGTGGGATGAAAGAATCATTTACACAAATGATTGAAAACATGAGAAATGCTTATAAATCAATGTATGAAAAATGATTATAGAAAATGATTATGGTGCAGCTGACTTAGACTATAGCTGCTTCTATGAAAATAAAAAAATAGCGATATGTATAAGTGGAGGGATTGACAGTACTCTCCTCTTATACTTCTATTCTAATTTTTTTAAAGCAAAAAATATAAAATATAATCTCATTACATATAACGATAAAAGTAGAGGGTGGATTAAAAATACTGCAAACAAAATTGCAGAAATTCTACCTGGCCACACTCAGCATTTTTTTCCGGAATACGATAGCGAAGTCGTTCCTTTAGAACAAGCTGGAATAGAAATGATATCTGATCTACATGAAAACGGTTATGTAGATATTGTTATCACTGGACTATCTAAAAATCCTCCGTTAGAAGTGTGTCAGTCCTTTAATACATACTTTGATGAAAATAGAACAGACATAAAAAGAATTGAACATCCAGTGGAAACATTAAGCGTATGCAGACCGTTTAATGTTAATAAAAAATGGATTGTAGAAGAATATAAAAATAATAATCTTACGCATTTATTACCAATTACAGTTTCTTGTGGAGCGAAGAAAAATTTTCCCTGTGGAAAATGTTTTCGGTGTAAAAAAAGAGAGTGGGCTCTGAGTAATATATAGTTTATACACAATTACTTGGAATCTTAAATGTTAGTACTTGATGAGCTTACAGAAGATAATCTTTTTTTATATGCAGCTAAGCATTACGATAATCCTACTTTCTCTGACATTGATGAGTTTTACGAAGATTTAAAAAGATTTAAGTATATTAAGAGATTAATTAATAGGTATCTAGAAACTAATGACACCGTAGAAAGATTAATATTAAATCATCTTGTTGTCGTATGTAATGTTTTTGGAATTGAAGCTAGTATTAATATATTAAACTTAAAATTAGAAGAACGGCATTGGCCAGTAATTAAGCCATTCTTAGTTTTTCTAAGATACATTACCAACGAGCAAATGACACTCGTTGAGATGGATAAAGAAATAGTAGAAAGATTGAGAAAAATTTAATGGGTCTAGTAAAACAAGCGGCTGATCTAGCCTTTACATTTAGATTTATTCGTATGCTAGTTATGGATTGGAAAGATTGGGATGCTTATAAATTGGGAATTATTGATGAAGATGGAAAGCGAGTAAAAGCTGAAAAATTAGATACCGATGAAAAGAAATCTTCATATACTCCATTTGTCAGACTCGCAGCTAACGTTAAACGTCTAATTGCTAACGTCCCTGGTGGTGGAACAAAACTTGGAAGTTTTGCAGCAGCTCTTTTTTTGATTAAAGAGAAACATAATTTATCCGAAAAAAGCTTAAAAAAAATATTAAGTGAATGCGGAGTTGACGAGCTTGATATGTTCTTAGAATCTAGTCAATGGTTTGTTCTAAACGATAAGCAATTGTCTCCAGGTGTCTATAGAATATTAGAAAATAAAATTGTTAATTCTTCATATGAAGAAGTTGTAAGAGCAAGAGATCAAATTCGAATAGAAGAAAATTGTTATCCGGTTGGGAGTGTGTTTGGTATAGATATATACGAAGCAACGCATTTAAACACTTTACAAAAAGTCTACGTTGCTATTAACGAGATTTACAAATGAAGAAAAAAAGTTCTTGCGCATCAGAAGAGATGACAACAACAGCATCAATTCCTAATCCAGGGCAAACCGCGATGGGCCCTCGCGTAAAAGTTACTAATGTAACTGATCGCAGAAGAAGAAAAGATCAAGTTCCAGTACTCCTTAAAAGATTCCGGAAATATATAGAAAGCAATGGTTAAACTATATTTAATGCTAATTGTGCTTGGTGTAATTGGCTCTGTAGGAGCCGGTGCTATATGGTACTATAACGATACTCAAGAAAGACTTGCTGTACTTCAAGAAAATAATGCAAAATTAGAATCAGCTCTAGAAACTAGTGAAGCTTCTATTAATGCTCTTCAAGAAGACATGGCGAAATTTCAAGCATTAAATTCTCGCTTACAAGAAGATCTTCAAAAGGCTGAAGCTTATGGCGATGATCTTCGATCAAAATTAAGACAACATGACTTAACAGCATTGGCTTTAAGAAAGCCAGGACTTTTAGAAGGTAGAATGAATGGTGCGACAGCAAAACTTTGGCGTGAAATCGTGGCCGATACTGGCGGTACTCCTAGCAGCACTCTCCCTGAGTGGTTGCAGCCTCGTGAGCAAACCGGAGCCGGAGATCAAAGTAGTAACCAAGATCGAGAAAACAACGGTACCAACAGTATCGAGGCCGAAGCCAGCTCAACTAATTGATACAAAAATCTATGTAGTTAATAAAGAAAACTTCGAAGATTTTGTTAAAGAATTCACCACGCAACATGGTGACTTGGCCTTTGTCGCTTTGTCGATTAAGGACTACGAGAATCTCGCTCTCAACATTGCAGAGCTGAGAAGATTTATTAACCAACAAACTGAAATTATAGTGTACTACGAAAGAGCAGTCTCTCCTGAAGCTCAAATAGAGCAAAATAGCAATCAGTAGTTTACACTTGCTGTTACTTAGTGTATAATATCTTTTTACACGAGGCAAATCATTAATGTCAATAAAAATAGATACGGACCGAGATAACCTACTCACAGACTACGCTGTAGGGATGCTCAAAGATTTCTATATGCGTAGTCACGAAAAATCACCACAAGAGGCTTATGCTCGAGCAGCCAAAGCCTGGTCAACATTCAAAGGAGATCTAGATGCTGACCTCGCTGGACGTTTATATGATTATGTTAGTCGTAAGTGGTTTATGTTTGCTTCCCCGGTTCTTTCGAATGCTCCGAACGGAGTTGCAAACGACAAAGGGTTACCTATCTCGTGCTTTCTTACTTATGTACCTGACACTCTCGAGGGCCTTATTTCTCATTCTTCTGAGTTACGCTGGCTTTCTGTTCTCGGTGGCGGGGTGGGCGGCCACTGGTCTGATGTGCGAACGGTGTCCTCCAAAGCTCCAGGTCCTATCCCTTTTCTCCACACAGTAGATGCAGATATGATTGCTTACCGTCAAGGTAAGACTCGTAAAGGATCCTATGCAGCGTACATGGATGTATCTCATCCTGATATCGTTGAGTTCCTGAATATGCGTATTCCTACTGGTGATGTTCAGCGTAAAGCGTTGAATCTCCATAACGCGATTAATATCTCAGATGCGTTCATGCAAGCTGTGATAGATAATAAAGAATGGGAACTCAAAGACCCTGCATCTGGAAAAGTATCTGAATCAGTCAGTGCTCGTAAGATGTGGGAAAGAATCCTTGAGGTTCGATTCCGTACAGGTGAACCATACCTGAACTTTATTGACACAGCGAATGAGCATTTGCCACAATCGCTAAAAGATTTAGGATTGAAGATTCATGGCTCAAATCTTTGTAACGAAATTCATTTACCTACCAGTGCTGATCGTACTGCGGTATGTTGCCTTTCGTCTCTCAACCTCGAGTATTATGATGAGTGGAAGAATACCACTATTGTCGAAGATACCGTCACGATGCTGGACAATGTACTTGAATATTTTATTGAAAACGCACCAGATGAAATCAGTCGAGCACGATACTCTGCAGAAAGAGAAAGATCAATTGGTCTGGGAGCAATGGGCTTTCACTCACTACTCCAAAGACACGGGGTTGCTTGGGAATCTGAAAAAGCTCAAGAAATTAATAAGGTTGTGTTTGCTTCGATTAAATCTAAAGCTGTTGCACAATCAGAAAAACTAGCACTTCAAAGGGGAGAATACCCAGATGGACGTGGTACAGGCTTACGTTTCGCTCACTTATTGGCTATTGCACCTAATGCATCCTCCGGTCTTATCGTTGGAACAAGCCCATCGATCGAACCACTTAAAGCAAATGCATACACTCATCGCACAAGAGCGGGATCGCATCTTGTAAAGAATGTCTACCTTGAACCCATTCTAGAAAAGTATGGAATAAATAATGAGGCAGCGTGGTCGTCAATCATTACAAATAAAGGATCAGTCCAACACCTTCCAGAATTAACAGAAGGTGAAAAAGCAATCTTTAAGACGGCACAAGAACTGGATCAAAACTGGGTAGTTCAACATGCTGCAGATCGTCAGATCTTTATATGTCAAGGTCAATCTGTTAATTTGTTTTTTCCATCAGGCGCAGAAAAAGCTTATGTCAACAAAGTGCACCTCAAAGCTTGGAAAGAGAAACTTAAAGGATTATACTACCTTCGCACAGAAGCAAAATCACGTGCTGAGAATGTTTCTGAGAAAGTAGAACGAGTTGCACTTCAAGATGATATGCGTACTTTAGTCTATGGTAGAGCTAATTGTCCTTATTGTGCAGCTGCTAAAGACGAGCTTGACATTCGTGGTGTACAGTATGATTATATCGATCTAGATGAAATTAGTAAAACTGCCGCTGAAGTCACTGGCCGTAAAGTAAAGACTGTTCCACAAATCTATATTGAAGGTCAATACGTTGGTGGCTATGACGAAATGATGGCATACTTCAATAAACCAATTGCAATAGAAACTGAAGAATGCAGAGCGTGTGAGGGTTAATGGCTGATTTAATTTGCAACTTACCAAATGTAAAAGTTTGGGTACGAAAAGAATATCTAATGGATCATCAATCTGGTCACGGAGAATTTGTAGAAGGACATTGGGTGACAGCTAAGTCAATGCCTGGACGAGCGTTTTATTTCGAAACGTATTTACCAGAATATGGCGCGTTATATGATAAACTTCCTATTAGCGCGTTTGTAAGTGATCCTAAGACACCTACACCAGATTTGGCTTTACATAACCTTCAATTTTGGAATTGCATGGATTATGGAGTCACAGCTGTTTATAAACAGTTTATTGGATCTATGGACTTCGAGGTTTTTACTCGAGATCATCAGATTCTAAAAGCGACTTATCTTTTTACTTTAGATAATTATCATTCTTCAGCTGATGAAATTGATTATGGAACTTCTGAAGTACCTGAAGAACATAAGAGCTTTAACGTCTTGGAGCTGGAGAATGGTCAATTTGCCGCGTATCCAAATAATAGGATGCGAGTTTATGATAACAGTTTGACACCAAAAAATCCAAAAATGCCAGATTTTAAAGTTTCTACAAACTACTATCAAGTTGAGAATGGATACTCCTATAGACTAGGAGATACTGACGAATACTTCTGGAAAATTAAAGAGGACTAAAATGCTAACACAACCGTCTAAAACATATAAACCATTCCAATATCCTTGGGCAGTAGATCTAACTAAGACCCACGAAGAAATTCACTGGATCGAGGATGAAGCTGAGCTATCAGAAGATATCCAAGACTGGAGAACAAAACTGAGCGCGTCTGAAAAAGAGTTTATTACTCAAGTTCTTAGACTTTTTACTCAGTCTGATGTTCAGGTTGGTGAAAACTATTATGAATATCTAATTCCTAAGTTTAAGAATAACGAAGTACGTAACATGCTTTCCTCGTTCGCAAATAGAGAAGGTGTACACCAAAGAGCATACGCTTTATTGAATGATACACTTGGTTTACCAGACGAAGAATTTCACTCATTCTTAGAATTTAAAGAAATGGCTGACAAGATTGATTTTATGTCTACCGGTGATACTTCATCACACACCGGTCTTGCTTTAGTTCTAGCGCAATCAGTGTTTAACGAAGGCATGTCTTTGTTCTCATCATTTGTAATGCTATTGAATTTCCAGCGCTTTGGCAAAATGAAAGGTATGGGTACTATTGTTGAGTGGTCGATTCGCGACGAGACTCTTCACGTACAGGGTAATGCTAAATTATTCCGTACGTTCTGCGAAGAGCATCCACGCATTATCAATGACGAGTTAAAGTCTAAAATCTATGAAATGGCAAAGAATGCTGTTAAACTAGAAGACAAATTTATTGATCTTGCTTATAATGGCCATGAGATTCAAGGACTATCTAAGGAAGAAGTTAAGCAATATATTCGTCATATTGCAGATCGCCGTCTTCTTCAGCTTGGCATGAAGCCTAAGTTTAAGGTGAAGGATAACCCACTCTCTTGGTTAGACTGGATTTTGAATGGTGCATCTCACGATAACTTCTTCGAAAAGCGTGTAACGGAATATTCTGTGAATGGCATGGACGGAGACTGGGGCTGGGAAAACGTAGCATGAAGCAGTATCGAATAATGTGTGAGGAATGCGATTATGAGACACACCTTGTAGTAGAAGAAACAGTAGAAATTAATTACTGCCCGTGCTGTGGACGTAGAGCTGAGCCAGAAGACATAACGGAGTCTGATGATATATAACCACATGACGTGGCTATATGAAAATAAACCTTTTGACGAAACTCCAGAAGAATATCAAGGGTTTGTATATCAAATCACTGAGTTAGATACCGGTAAGAAGTATATCGGTAAAAAATTCTTCTGGAGACCCAAGACTCTTCCAATCACGAAGACTCGAAAGCGTAGAGTAAAAACGCGAGTAGAGTCTGACTGGCGCACATACTTTGGTTCTAGTGGTGAGGTTCAATCCTTAGTAGAATCCAAAGGGCAATCCAACTATAAACGTGAAATCTTAAGACTTTGTCGCACGAAGGGTGAATGCTCTTATTACGAGGCAAAGCTACAATTTAAGTATGATGTTTTACTCTCAGATGAATATTATAATGAGTTTATCGGTTGCAAAATCCATTCGAAACATATTAAAAAATAATTGTTTACATACACACAAACCTGATGTATAATAGATAAGTCAACCCGGCAAGGATAGTATACTATGATTTTAATTGATTATTCCGGAATAGCTTTAAGTTCTATCATCGTTAATAAAGTACTTGACGAAAATATGGTTCGACATATGATTTTAAATTCTATTCGTATGTACAGATCTAAATTTCGTAAAGAATATGGCGAGGTAGTTATTGCTGCTGACGGTGCAAATAACTGGAGGCGCGGTGCTTTTCCACAATACAAAGCTAGCCGTCGCAAAGATCGCGGAGAATCTGACTTTAATTGGAATGAAGCGTTTCGTATTCTTCATATGGTAAAAGAAGAAATACAAGAAAACTTTCCTTATAAAGTAATTCATGAAGAAGGTTGCGAAGCAGATGATATCATTGGTACCTTAGTTCAACGTACTCAAGAATTTGGCAACTACGAGCCAGTCATGATCATCTCAGCTGATGGTGACTTTAAACAATTACAGCAGTACGATAACGTTAAACAGTTTTCTCCAATGTTTAAAAAGTTTGTTTCCGAAGATCATCCGCGTTTACATCTAGCAGAAAAAATCATTAAGGGAGATAAAGGCGATGGAGTTCCTAATGTATTGTCTGATGATAACGTGTTCGTTGAGGGTTTACGTCAAACTCCAGTGTCTAAGAAAAAGATTACAGAGATTCTTAATTATCTTGACACGCCCAATACTCCAGAACCATCATGGTGGAGAAATTTTCAGCGTAATGAAATGCTGATCGATCTTACGAAAACTCCAGAACATCTAAAGGAGAATATCACTAGATCATACGATTCTCAAGATCCTTGGGGAAATAAAGGTAAGGTACTACCTTACTTGATAAATAAAAAGTGTAAATTATTAATTGAATGTGTTGAGGAGTTTATCTCATGAAGCTACCACATGAAGTGTTGCAAAAAGTAAAGTCAGCTCGATCAAAGGCTGATAAAGTAAAGGTGCTGAAAGAAAACGAGTCTTGGGCGCTAAAAGATCTTATTCGTGGATCTATGGATTCCAGTGTCGAATGGAACTTACCGGCTGGTGAGCCACCATTTACTAAGTGTGAGCCACATAACGCTCCGACAAATATCT